TATTATATTATGTATTATTAAAAAAAATATATTTAAGACAATTACAAAATAATCTTTATATATGATTAGAAGATTATTAATAAATACTTTTTTATTATTTAATAGTTATTATTCAGTTGTAACACCATTACCAATAAATAAATATAAACCTATTCGAAATTCTTCATTAAATCTCATTCATAATAATAATAATACTTGTAGAGATTTATTTAATCATAATAGAAATAGTAAAATATCTATTATGCTTAGAAAAAATAATGATTATAATATCAATGTTATGAATTTAATAAATTTAATAAATTTTTATATTTGTATTATAAAAGTTCTGAAATTTATTAATTTATTTTAATTGTTTTTCTGCTATAAACCAATATGGATTTAGCAAACATTTATTTTCTGTAATGTTAAATCCTAAATCTTTGAATTCTTCATTATATCTTTCCAAATTACTATGAATATCTATAATAATTTTATTTATATTTTTTTTTATTCCCCAATTTTCAACAAATTTTATTAAACTCATCCTAACCATTTTAACTTCATCATTAGTTAATAAACTATTTGATTTATAATAATAATTATATTTCCTATTATAAAAATCATTATTAATATCTAGATAATCAATCTTTATAAAACTATCATTATTATCATTATTATTATCATTATTAATAGTAAAATCTAATTTAAATATCCGATTATTATCATCTTCATCTTCAATATGATAATTTAATATACAATTAGACTTCCAACATTTTATATTATGATATTCAACAGAATTGCGAAATTTTATATTATAATCACTATGTTTCAATACAAAATTATTTGAAAATATAACAAATGGTAATATGAATTTATTTATATTAGTGCTTATTCTTAATAAAGATGTCATATCCACTAATGAATTAAATAATTGTATTGTCATGTTTTATTATAAAAAATTATTTATCTTTATTATTTATTATTAAACTATTATTTTTATATATAATTTTCTCTGCTTGTATCCATGCAGGATTTGAATAACATTTATTATCATAATTAGGAACAAAACCTTCACTTTCCAATTCACAATTATATCTTCTCAAATCACTATTAATATCAATAGCAACTTTATTTATATTTTTTTCAATAGCTGTATCATATATAAAATCAAAAACAAATCGTTTAACCTCATTTGATTCTTCTTGTGTTAATAATACTTTATTTTTATCATAATCATATAAATTTTGATGATAAGTAATCGATGTTTTATCATTATAATCATTATTTATAGATAAATGTTTAATTTTTAAAATATCTTTAGTAATATTGAAATCCAATGTAAATATCTTTCGATTATATGAATATTCATTAAAATATAAATGACGTAAACATTTAGATTTCCAACATAAAAAATTATATTTATAATTATCAAAAACTGTTCGTTTAATTAAATATTTATCTGCGTAAATCTGATTTATCGTATTCATCTGATGTGGTAAAGTTTTTAATATTCTTATTGATGTTGTCATTTAATTATCTATAGTTCTTTATCATTCCTTTATATTAATATCGATTTTAATTTCATTTAAAGAATTAAATAAAACCCTTAAATCATCTTTATAAGCTTCTAAATTTCTTTTATTTGTATTTAAATTATCTTGAATAGTTTTTTCAGAAATATTATTAACATCTTTCAAATTATTTATCATAATATTATTTAATTCTTTAACTTTCATTTGTATCAATTCTCTCTGAATTTTTATTAATAAATCTTTCCTGTCATTATCATTCTTATAATCATTATCATTCCTATCATCATTATCATTCGAAATAATATTATTTATTTTTTCATTTATAATATCAATATTATTATCATTATTATAAATATATTCAATTAAACTTTTTATTAAATATTCATTTAATCTTTCTTTATTTGAAATCTTATATTTTCTATAATTCATTAAATCTTTTTCTATATCAATTTCAATATTATTTTCATTATTATCCCGGTTCATTAATATTATTTTTATAAATACACCAAATGCCATTAATATCAATATTGAACCAATTATATATCCAATAGGAGAATGTGTTAATATAATAATAAAACTTCCAATTATTATCTTGAAAATAAATAATAATATAAATCCTGAACCATAATATTTATCTCTATTACAACACATATTATTATAAATTCATTTTACAATTAACAAAAATATCAATTTTTATTTAAAGAAATCTTTATTAAATCCTTAAATATATTTAATTGTTGTTTATAAGTTTGTAAATTTTCTTTAATGTTTTCTTTAGTAACATTAATAATAATGCTATAATATAATTCTTCTTCTTTCTTTCTTATTAAATCTTTTTCAAGTTTTATTATTAACATTTCACGATTTAAATTATTATTTATCTTCAATAATTCATTTATTTTCTCATTTACAATATCAATATTATGCAAATTATTATAAATATAATCAATTATTTTTTCTTGTTCTTCTTTTATATAATATTTTTTAATTTTGATAATAATAATAAATAAAATAAATAATATCATTTATAATTTTTCAAAATTAACAAAAATATCAATTTTTATTTTTTTAAGTCTAATAATATTATTGTAGCTTTTAATTCATATTTATAATCTTCAAGTATTTGTTTCTGATTAATTATTATTATTTTTAATTCTTCCCTTGTAATATTATTATTCTTTTTCAAATTATTCATCATAATATTTTTTAATTCTTTTTCTTTCATTTGTATCAATTTATCTTCGATTTTTATTAATAATTTTTTACGATTTATATTTATATTTATCTTTAATAATTCATTTATTTTTTCATTTATATTATCATTATTGTGTTTTTTATAAATATAATCAATTAATTCTTTTTCCTTCTTTTGAAATAAATTATCCTTATTTCTTTGTATAGATGAAATAACTGATATTATTAATAATGAAATATTTATAAAAATAAAAATATTAATAATATTTTCAAACAAATATTTATTATTTGCAATTAAAGCTATTGAAAATAATATCCATGTTCCAATAAATAAAATGAAGAAATTTATTTTATTATCCATCTCTTTCCATTAATCCTTCTCCATCTTTAACAATCAATTTTTTATTTAATGGGGTATCAATGAAACCCTTAAATAAATTATGGTTATTATTAAAGATATTACTATTGACATAAAATCAATAACTATTTTCATTTAAAGATTTCATTTATATATCCTTAAATCAATTTTTTTTAATATCTGATAATTATAATAGTAGATATAAAACTTTTATTTTATATTATTAATATGTCTTCATCAACTTATATTAATGATGTTTGGTCTCTCTATTTTCATGATCCGTATGATATGAATTGGGATGCCAATAGTTATAAATTTATTACTACAATAAGTAGTGTTGAAGATTTTGTTAATATTTATAAAGCGTTTGAAGATTTATGGCTAAGAGGTATGTTCTTTATTATGAGAGAACATATCATGCCAAGATGGGAAGATGAAAATAATATTAATGGTGGTTGTCTATCTTTTAAAGTTAATAAACAAGATTTTAATGAAAAATTATTTGAAATTTCTTCCTTAATCTTAGGCGAAACAATGGGAAAAACTGATATTACATCTATGAGTATCAATGGATTGTCTATTAGCCCTAAAAAGAATTATCATATTATTCGCATTTGGCTAAAAAATAATGATAGAGTTAATAAAAATTTCTTTAATCTTCATGTTCATCCATATTCGGTTGTTATGTATAAACCTCACAATGAATCAATTTAAGTTTTTTTTATAATTATATAAATATTATTATAATTATATTATAATATGTCTATTATTAATTTTGAAGATTTTATTCGAGGTGAAGAATATAATAAAGTTATGTATGAAGAATATAATTTTATTGAAATATCTAAAAATGATAACAAAAGAATTCTAAAAAGAAATAATTATAAATTACACAAATTAAAAAATATTGATTTTCCTTTCGTATTATTAAAATTAGTTGAAGATTTATTAGATAATATTAATCTTGAAATAACTATTAATGAAACATATACTCATAATAATGTTAATTATTATTGTAGTCTTAAAAGCGATTTAGAACATTATAAATTTATCGAAGATATTTATTATAATCTTGATTTAAAATGCGATGATAATAATAATATTACTGTTGAAACATCTATCGATAAAAAATATAATGAAAATAATATTAATGAAATTGATAAATTTATTTTAAATATATTATTATTTTTTATTGAAAATACTTATACATCATATGTTAAACATGAAATATTTAAAAAAAAATTGAATAGAATTAATCTTCACTCTTTTGTGCTAAACATAACTTAACACTCCCCATTGATGCTATACTATATTGCAATATTATCGGATATGAATTTTTTAAATAAATTTCTACCGTCGAACATAAATTTGTGCATTTTGTAAATATACTCAAATATTTCAAACTAAATATTCCCTGAATTATTTCTTGTGTATTCTCATTACTTTTTATCTGGATATTTTGTGTTTCAGTTGCTAATATAGTCTCCTGACAACAAAATTCACCCTGACAACTTAATATCAGTTTTCCACCAATATTTTTAATCTCAATATATTCTGCCAAATTATGCATATCTCTTATTATCTTCTGCAAATATGCGGATGGCATCGTTATTATTGTATTAAAATCAGCAGGTGGTATATCAACATTCACAACATCTATATCCAACATCGATAATTTATAAGTCGTTTTTACATTCTTCTCATTATTCTCTATTGTAATTCCTAATATATTTGGATCATCTTTATGAATAAATAATGATAATATATCCCCGTTTTGAATTGTTTTTATTAACATATGAAATTTTAACATATTTATTCCAACATATAATTTCTTCATACAATAATAACTCTCGAATTTATCAGCATGCAATTTTAAATGAATTAATACAATATGTGTATTATCCAATGCTACTATTTTCATGCCATTCTCGTCAAATTCTAAATTAACATCCATTAAAATCTCCTTCATTGCATCTATTACAGATTTTATTGTTGATGCCTGTATGGTTTTTATTTCTAATATATAATTATTCTCTGACATTATTTACATAGTAATTAAATTAAAGTCCTTATATATTAAAAAAAAATAATTAAACTAATATTTATCTATATATATTGCTGGTGCATCATCTCCTGCATTTTTATTATTTTTATTATCTTTACTATTTGTTATCATTTTATTTGCAATAACTTGTAAATATTGACCCGTATCCGAATATCCCTTACCATATTTTATTGACTCCTCTAAAAACCAATTTTTACTTTCCTTTTTTTGTGCATATTGTTTTTCTATTATTTCATTCATCTGTGTATAATTATAACTCATTTTCTATTATTATTATTTATTTTTTAACTCTTTTCATTACTTTTTGCATTTCAAAATCATATGCATCACATTTTGTTTTTTGTATTATCAGCAATATCTCATAATTCTGCTAATGTATTTATAATATTCTTTTCATTTTTATTATAAACATCTTCTATTTCATATGCCATCTTTTCAAATGGATGTTCATTCTTATTTGGTATTACATCATTTATACCATTTGGCATTGATGATTTATATATATATATCATCTCTTTTCCATCTTTATCTTTATAAATATAATCATCTAAATCAGGATTAGCTCTTATGAGAACTTCACTATCTCTACGACGTGATACAGTATATTTATTATCCTTCAAATATTTATTTATTTCTTTTTTATTATATCTCTGATATATATGAATACTCTCGTGAATTAATATTCTTATTAAATCATCATCTGGATAATTTATTATTTTTGGTGATAAAAAAATAATATCCATTCTTGTATGTGGAAAACCCTCCTCATATACATGTTCAATTAATGCAAATTTCCATATAAATTTATTATCAAAAAAATTACGTGCTATTTTTGAACAATTATTTAATTTTATTACCTGTTTTTCTGTGAAATTTAAACATCCCTCAATTATTTTATATATATATTCTTCCGATGTTGATACATCTCTTGCATATAAATCATATTTACTCAAATTTCTAATATAATTATCACTATCGGTTTTAATTATATTTGCCGATTCTTCTTTTGATAAATATACATTTGAATTATAATCAATATATTTTTCATTTGATGTATTTGATAATATTATTATTATTATTATTGTCGATGCTTGAATTGTTTTAATTTCTAATATATAATTATTATTAGAACCTTTCTTTTTGTGCATATTGTTTTTCTATTATTTCATTCATCTGTGTATAATTTTAACTCATTTTCTATTATTAATATTTATTTTTTTACTCTTTTCATTACTTTTTGCATTTCAAAATCATATGCATCACATGTTTCCCTTATATCATCCCATTTTGTTTTTGGCTGTTCGATAGTATTATCAATAATTCCCCATAATTCCTCCAATGTTTTTATCATATCATTATTATTTTTATTATATACCATCTCAATTTCATCGATTGTTAAATTAGAAGGTGCTTGTTGTATTAATACATCCATTATAAATATCTATATATCTATATAATTATATATTTTTATATTTAGATATTTTAAATTTACCATATTCTTCTGATATTTCATATGCCATCTTTTCAAAAGGATGTTCATTATCATTCGGAATTACATCATTTATTCCATGCGGCATAGAAGATTTATATATATATATCATCTCTTTTCCATCCCTATCTTTATAAATATATTCATCCAAATCAGGATTAGCACGAATTAATGGCTCACTATCTCTCCTACGTGATACAGAATATCCCTTTTCTCTCAAATAATCATTTATTTCTTTCTTATTATATCTTTGATATATATGAATACTTTCATGAATTAATATCTTTATCAAATTATCATCCGTATAATTTACTATTTTAGGTGATATAAAAACAATATCCATTCTTGTATGTGGAAATCCATCCTCATATATTTCATCAATTAATGCAAATTTCCATCTATATTTATTATCAAAAAAATCTCTTGCTATTTTTGAACATTTATTTAATTTATCAATTTGATTTTCAGTGAAATTTAAACAACCATCTATTATCTTATATATATATTCACTCGAATTTGATACATCTCTTGCATATAAATCAGCAGGACTTAACGATTTAATATAATTATCACTATCGTTTTTAATTATTGTTGCCGTTTCCTCACGAGTTAAATATATATTTGAATTTGCAAAATTTTCTACTTGTCTTGATAATATTACTATTATTATTATTGTTAATATAAATATAAATAATCCAGCTATATATATATATCTAATTTTCATTATTTTACTTATAAATATAAAGATAAATTAATTAAGTTTTCTTCACGTTTCATTATAATATATTTATTTATAAATTCTCTTGTTATTGTAAACGGAAATGTTATCAATTTATCATCCATTTTTATATATCTATGCATATTAATATACGAATAAATATTATTTATATTTCTCTGTAAATTTCTTACTCCTTCCTCCTCCGTTGTCCGATTTATTACATATTCTATATCCTCATCTTTTATTATTATATCATCCATTTTAATATTATATGATATACATATCTCCTTTATTAAAAAATTCTTACACAATTTTATCTTATCACTTAATGAATATTTATCTACCTTTATTATTATCATCCTATCACGCAATATAGGATTAACATTTTCTATATTATTAAATGTGAAAAACATTAATGATTTTGACAAATCTAAACTTATCTCTTCCAAATATTTATCCGAAAAACTATCATTCTGTGTATTATCCGTTATATGTATCAATGTATTAACTATCTCCTCACCATATCTACTTGATGATATTTTATCCAATTCATCGAAAAAAAAGATTGGGTTCATCACTTTTGCCTTTATTATCTCATCAACAATCTTACCATAAGTTGAACCCTCATATGTATATAAATGACCTTTCAAATAACTCGAATCAGATATTCCTCCTAATGGTATAAATGCAAATGGATATTTTAATACCTTTGCAATTCCATCCTTAATCAATTTAGTTTTACCAACTCCCATCGAACCCTGAATACCAATCGCATAGCCTCGTGCATTCGGATTAGCTATAAATTGAGCTAATATTCTTATTATCTGGTCCTTCGTTTCATTATGACCATATATTTTATCATCCAATTCTTTCTTTATATTTGTCAAATAATCTGATATATAATCTTTCCTTATATTAATATTCCTATATAATCCAAGTGGCAATTTAGAAACCGTATTTACATATTTATATAATTTTGAATATTCACTCGAATGTGATGATAATTTATTTAATTCATTTAATTTATTTATAATTACTCTCTTATTGTCATTTGTTGTATTTGATAACAAAAATTTAAATCTCATTGGAACAATTTCATTTGATATATTATCAATGTTTTTTTCAATATTAATAATATTTTCTTGCGTATCAGGCAATAATTTATTAAAATATGTTATTTCATCTCTACTATAATTATCTAAAATTTTGGTGTGATTATCTCTTTTTTTATTTCTACTCATTATAATTATTATTATTATAATTAATTCTTTTCTTAAATACAACATCTATAATAATATGACTTTCCACTATTTTCATTATATCTAATGATTTCAACAATATCACCTTGTTTTAATCCATGCCATTTTGCAATTACATCAGTCTTTAATATTAACGGCATCTGTAATTTACTTTTAATTAAATATCTATTCATTATTATTGTCGCTTCTTCCTGATTTAGTTTTCTATGTGGTGGAACTAATTGATGTTTAGTCGGATTGAATTGTAAGTCATTTAATTGAAAATATTGCAACATTCCCTTCTTTTTCTGTAATACTTTATCAATTAAATTTAATTGAGTTATTGTTGGTGTTGTTAATATATCATTTCCAAATATTAATATTATATTATATTTTCCAAAATATTTATTATCAGTTTTATCATCTTGTACCAATACATCAATATCTATTTTGTTTTTCTTTAATTCTTCAATAATATCCTGTCTTAATTTTTTAGTTAATGCAAATATTATTGCAGTTTTATCTGTATGGAAATAAATAGGTCTTGTTTCATTATAAAACTCTTGCCTATCAATGTCAATTTCATGTTCATTAAATTCATCAATATCCTCATTCCTTAATTCTGATAACATATCTTTTAAATTTTCAATTGCTCTATCAATCTCCATTTTCTTAATATTTATTTCTATCTGTTTATATATCATTTTTTATTTATTTATTTATATCTTATCTATCTTTTTTTGCAATAAGTTCAATAAAAATTCTTTAGATTTATTTTTTATAAATTTATCAGTATATCCTAAATTTTTAATTATACTTTCTAAGTTAGATAAAGTTATGTTTTTTATATCATAAAAAGAATTCTTCATTTCTTGTTTTTTTGATATCGAATAATAACCATGACTATTTATATCATTAGTATCATTATTACTATCATTATTATCATTAGTATCATCTGATTTAACATAGATGCAAGCAATTTTTTTATTATAAAATGAGAATACCTGATGCTTTTCCTCTATTTTTTCGATATTTTTCTCAGTTACTTTTCTTATCTTACATTTATCATAATCAAAATAGAATTTAGTATCATCATTAATATTCCAATTGAATTTATAAAATCCACATGGTTTCTTTAAATTTTTATTTGAATTTAAAGAATTATAAATATATCTTTTATTATTACATGTAAAGCCTAGAATAACATGATTAACATATTTATCATTGTAATTAACTAAAATACATGCTTCTAATTTATATTTATAGCCTTTATATTCAATATAATCAGATGAATTAAACTTAATGTTAAAATCTTTAGTAATATATTTATATAAATTACTATCTTGAATATTTTTACTGTAAATATTTGATGGTTGAATTACTATAACTTCGGGAATTTTACTTAAATTTGGCTCTTTTATTTTATCTTTAATTTCAAATTTTATACTTCTAAATTCATATTTTATATGATCAATTTTAAATGAATAATCTTTTTGTTTTAAAGTATCTATTATTAAATTTAATTTTATATTTTTATCAAAATCAACTAAATATTCATTATTATCTAATATTATTACATCAAGACATTTAACACCAATTTTTCTAAAAAAAGTAATTATATAATTAATATTATAATAAACTACTAATGATATATGATTATTATAATAATGTATCATTAATCTCATTATTTTTTTTAAAGGTTTATCAAAATAATCTAAATATTTAAATAATAAATATTCAGGTTTTTGTTTAATAAACATTTTTCTAATTTTATTATCAGTCGAATATGAATATTTAAGAATAGTTTTTAAGTATTTAAAGAAACTATTCGATTTATCCCATTTTTTACTTTTTTTTATCATTAGTTTCTTGAGGTTTTCTGAATAACAACATGCAGTTATTATTGTATTAAACCAACAAGTTCCACCAAATTGTGGAATAACAGGATAATTATCGCACATTTATATTTAAATAACTATTTTATACTAATATTTAAAAAAATTGATTTTTGTTTTTATTATTATTATTATAAAAACAGATGAGTTTAAATAAGCCTATTTGGAAATTGAGAGATTGGATTGATATTGACAATCTTGAAATGGAAGTATTAGCAATAAATAAAAATGCTATTGAATTACTTAAACAAAATTTAGAAAAAATTAATTGGTATAATTTATCATTTAATAAAAATGCAATAAAAATACTTGAAAAAAATTTAGAAAAAAATCAATGGCAATTCTTATCTTTAAATAAAAATGCTATTAAACTTTTAGAAAAAAAACCACATAAAATAAATTGGAATAATTTATCAAAAAATAAAAATGCTATTAAACTTCTTGAAAATAATCCTAATAAAATTAATTGGAAGAATTTATCCTTAAATCCAAATGCTATTCATCTTCTTGAAAAAAATATTAATAAAATTGATTGGAGTAATTTATCTGAAAATGAAAATGCTATTAAACTTCTTGAAAATAATCCTGATAAAATAAATTGGAAATATTTATCAAAAAATAAAAATGCTATTCATCTTCTTGAAAAAAATAAAGATAAAATTAATTGGCAATTATTATCCTTAAATCCTAACGCTATTCATCTTCTTGAAAAAAATCAAGATAAAATTGATTGGTTTTCATTATCAAAAAATAAAAATGCTATTAAGCTTCTTAAAGAAAATACAGATAAAATTAATTGGAAGAATTTATCAAGAAATAAGAATGCAATTTCTCTACTTAAAGAAAATCAAGATAAAATTGATTGGTATTATTTATCATCAAATCCTTCAATATTTGAATTGGACTATGAGAAGATGATAGAAAATAATCAGGAGATGTATGAAGATTTAATTAAAGAGGTTATGAAACCATCAAGAGTATTTAAAAATCCTGATTATGATTATTTGGAAGTATTGTTTGGTGATTAATAAAAATGATTTTTTGTTTATAAAGTTTATTATTATTAAAAAAGATGAGTTTAAATAAACTTATTGATTGAGAATTATTATCATCTAATCCAAATGCTATTGAACTTCATAATATTAATTGGAAATTATTTTCAGCAAATCCATCAATATTTGAATTAGATTATAATAAAATGAAATAAAAAAATGATTTTTGTATATTATTAATAAATCATATTCATATGAATAGACCTGTTTATAAACTTCTTGATTGGATTGATGAAAGTAAGCTTGACTGGCAATTATTATCATCTAATAAAAATGCAATAGACCTTTTAAAAGAAAATCAATATAAGATTGATTGGTCTTTACTTTCAAATAATCCTAATGCTATTGAACTTTTAAAAGAAAATCAAAATAAGATTAATTGGTATCGTTTATCATCTAATCCAAATGCAATTGAACTTTTAAAAGAAAATCAAGATAAAATAGATTGGTATTGGTTATCATCTAATTCAAATGCGATAGACCTTTTAAAAGAAAATCAAGATAAAATAGATTGGTATATATTGTCAAAAAATGAGAATGCGATTGAACTTTTAAAAGAAAATCAAGATAAAATAGATTGGTATTATTTATCAGAACATTCAAAATATATAGAACTTTTAAAAGCAAATTATAATAAGATTAATTGGCGTTTATTATCATCTAATGAAAATGCAATTGAACTTTTAACAGAAAATCAGGATAAAATACATTGGGATTTACTTTCAGGTAATTCAAAAGCAACAGAACTATTAAAAGAAAATCAAGATAAAATTAATTGGTGTTATTTATCATTTAATTATAACGCTATTGAACTATTAAAAGAAAATCCAAATAAGATTGATTGGTGTTATTTATCATTAAATCCAAATGCAATAGAAGTTTTAAAAGAAAATCAAGATAAAATTAATTGGAAAAGGTTTTCAGAAAATCCAGCAATATTTGAATTATATTATGAAAAGATGAAAGAAAATAATCAAGATATGTATGAAGAATTAATTAAAGAAGTTATGAAACCATCACGAGTATTTAAAAACCCTGATTATGATTATTTGGAAGAATTATTTGGAGATTAATTATTATTATTATTAAAAAATGATTTTTGTTTTTTTGATTTAAATTATTATTAATCATGAGTTTAAATAAGCCTATTTGGAAATTGAGAGATTGGGTTGATATTAATGACCTTGATTGGGATATGTTATCATTAAATAAGAATGCTATTTCTATAATTGAAGAAAATCCTGAAGAAATTAGTTGTGTGTTTTTATCAGAAAATAAGAATGCTATTAAATTACTTGAAGAAAATCCTAATAATATTGATTGGGAAAGTTTATCATTAAATCCTAATGCTATTAAACTTCTTAAAAATAATCCCGATTATATAGATTGGGAAAAGTTATCAAATAATAAAAATGCAATTAAAATCTTAGAAGAAAATCCTGATAAAATTGTTTGGAAATATTTATCATTTAATAAAAATGCTATTTCTTTACTTGAAAAAAATCCTGAAAAAATTGATTGGAGTAATTTATCTGAAAATAAGAATGCTATTTCTTTACTTGAAAAAAATCTTGATAAAATTGATTGGAAATATTTGTCATTTAATAAAAATGCTATTTCTTTACTTGAAAAAAATCCTGAAAAAATTGATTGGCAATTCTTATCAAGAAATGAGAATGCTATTCATCTTCTTGAAAAAAATCCTGAAAAAATTAATTGGTTTTCATTATCAAAAAATAAAAATGCTATTAAGCTACTTAAAGAAAATCCTGATAAAATTAATTGGGATAATTTATCAAAAAATCCAAATGCTATTGAGCTACTTAAAGAAAATCCTGATAAAATAGATTGGTATAATTTATCATCAAATCCAGCAATATTTGAATTGGACTATAAGAAAATGAAAGAAAATAATCAAGAAATGTATGATGAATTAATTAAAGAAGTTATGAAACCATCAAGAGTATTCAAAAATCCTGATTATGATTATTTGGAAGAATTGTTTGGTGATTAATAAAAAATGATTTTTGTCGTTTTGATTGTTATTATTAAACATGAGTTTAAATAGACCTATATTAAAATTGAGAGATTGGATTGATAAAAGTAAGATTGATTTGAAAATGTTATCATTAAATAAAAATGCTATTGAACTTTTAAAAGAAAATCCTGATAAAATTAATTGGGCTTATTTATCATATAATAAAAATGCAATTGAACTTTTAAAAGAAAATCCTGATAATATAGATTGGGTCTATTTATCTGAAAATTCTAATGCCCTTGATGTATTATTAAAAAGTCCTAATAAGATTAATTGGTATTATTTATCAAGAAATAAAAATGCTATTCAACTTTTAAAAACAAATTTTAAAAAGATTGGTTGGCATCATTTATCAGAAAATTCAAATGCTATTGAACTTTTGAAAAAAAATCCTCGTAAAATTAATTGGAAATATTTATCATTAAATCCAAATGCAATTGAGCTACTTAAACGAAATCCAGAAAAGATTAATTGGGATAGTTTATCATTAAATCCAAATGCCATTGAGCTACTTGAACAAAATCTTTATGAGGGACGAGATAATATTAATTGGGAATATTTATCATTAAATAAAAATGCTATTCATCTTCTTGAAAAAAATCCAGATAAAATAGATTGGAAAAATTTATCGAGAAATAAGAATGCTATTCATCTTCTTGAAAAAAATCCTGATAAAATAGATTGGTATAATTTATCTAGAAATCCAGCAATATTTGAATTGGATTATGTAAAAATGAAAGAAAATAATCAAGATATGAATGATGATTTAATTAAAGAAGTTATGAAACCATCACGAGTATTCAAAAATCCTGATTATGATTATTTGGAAGAATTGTTTGGTGATTAAATTCTTTTTTTGTATTTAAGGAGATTACTAAGAATTCTTTAAATATAAAAATTGATTTTTGTTTTTATTATTATTCATAAAATAAGAATAAATTCTAATGGTTTCATTAACTAATGATATTTGTGAAATTATCGCAAGTTATATTCAAAAACCAAGATATGAATTATTAGATTGGATTGATATTAAAGATTTAGATTTTGAAAATCTATCATCAAATCCAAACGCAATTGAACTTATTAAAGAAAATCTTTTAAATGGACAACATAAAATTAATTGGGACTTATTATCCGCAAATACAAATGCTATTGAAATTTTGGAAGAAAATCCTGATAAAATTAATTGGATGGTATTATCAACAAATACATCTGCAATAGAATTATTAAAGAAAAATAAAGATAAAATTGATTGGGATAGTTTATCAAAAAATCCTGCTGCAATTCAACTATTACAAGAAAATCTTTTAAATGATAAAATAAATTGGGAATTATTATCAACTAATGAAAAAGCTATTGAACTTCTAAAACAAAATCCAGATAAGATTTATTGGAAATGGTTATCAAAAAATAAAAACGCAATTCAACTTCTTTTAGCTAATCCAGATAAAATAAATTGGGAGTTATTATCATTTAATGAAAGTGCAATTGAAATTTTAAAAGAAAATAAAGATAAGATTGATTGGAAATGGTTAACATTAAATCCTAATGCAATTAAACTTATAAGAGAAAATCCTGATAAAATTAATTGGACTTTATTATCTTTAAATGAACAAGCTATTGAATTATTAAAAGAAAATCAAGATAAAATTAATTGGTCTTGGTTATCATCTAATCCATCAATATTTAAGAAAGTTTATAATAATGATGATAAAAAAATAATTCAAAAAACATTAGAAATAATATTATTATAATTTTAAATTTTTAAAAAATTGATTTTTGTTTTTTATTATAAATCTAATAAAAAGAAAAAAATGTCTAATTATAATATCAATGCTATGACCATCAATAATATCATTGATTTTATCAGAGATAAATCATATACCAATGATAATAATTATACATTTAAATGTAATAGTTATGAATATAATAATATTGGTAATATTTACATTGATATTTTCAAAGATAAATTTAATAATGTTATAACTATAAATGATAATGAAGTTTTATTTAATTATAATCATAATACATTTGATATTACTATTATAAATGATAATAATGATATTTACTGGAATATTAATATATCATCAATTAATATTTAAAAATTATTTATTATTATTATTTATTATTTTAATAAATGTCTATTCATGAAATAATTGATAATATTAAATATAAAGAACTAATTAACAATAATTATTTTTTTGGCAATTATGGCGATTATCTTCGCTGTGGTAATAGTTATATTAAATTATTAAGTGAAGCTTTCCCTTCTCATTCTGATATCACTGATAATTCTATTATTATTTATATCAATTATAATAATAATAATAATAATAATAATAATAATAATAATGATAATAATAATGATAATAATAATAATAATAATGATAATAATAATGATAAAAAAAAATATAAAATTAATTATATAATAAAATCAAATGAAGTTCATTGGACAATTTCAAGAATATAATTAAGCAACTGGTTTGAATTTAAATCCTTTCCATCCATCTTTCTGAGTATAAATTCCATAAATCTTTTCGATATATGAACGCAATTGTGTGCGGTCTGGTTGTTTTTTACCCTTAGAAACATTTTCAACACTCCAAATTCTGAAATCATTAAATACTTCCATAAATCCTATCTTTTCTTTTGATGTTGAATCAGATACAATTCTATCATTAACATATTGTCCAATAATATCATTATTATCCTTATATTTCTGTGTCGCATTAATAACTTCTCTTGGTTCAATAATCTTATTTGGATTAATATTTTTATGTCTTTCAATTAACATTGAAAGAAAATAATCAGAATATCTTTCAAATTTTTCAGATAATTCTAAATCCATTGCAAATTCATTCGGTTTTGCTGGATCTGGATTTTCACAAAACCGAGAAGAAAATTCAATTACTCTTAAACGTCTCCAAACTCCACCATCATTTGATGGAATTTCTGGCAATTCATTACATGCTAAAATCATCTTGAATTGCGGTTTAAACTCATAAGGTTCTTTATATAAACCTCTTGTTAAAATTCTATCATTACCCGATAATTCCTTCATATATCCAACATTAATTTTATCATTTTCATTTGGTTCTTGCAATACTGCAAAACGTCGTCCTTTTGTTCTTTCAATTTCTCCTTGTGCTGAATTAGATGCTGCGCGTTTTTGCGTTAATAATGCAATAGGCAATGTAGCATAATAATCTCCTACCGTTTTTTGTATTAAATCTAATAATCTACTTTTACCATTACTACCTTGACCCGTAAATATATAAAATCTTTCTTGTGCAATTGAACCATCAATAACACACGCAAGAATATCAAGAACGTAATTTCGAAGATTTACATTTGTAAATACTTTCTCAAAAAAATCATTAATATCTACAATTTCCGGAATATCATCAGAATATGGAACATAATTTTTATTTGTTGATAATGAGATATAATCATCTGGCATTCCATCCCGGAATATATGCATTTTCATATCATATACTCCATTCTTAAATCCAATTAAATGTGCTCTACAATCTAATAATTCTTCAAATTTCTCATCTATAAATAAACATTTACATTCCTTCATAATACTATCTTTATATGCCGATTGTTTTAATTTTAATCCAATCTTCATTGCATCCGTTCCTTTTTTCCCAAGTATAGCTTGTTGTCCTTGGTCATATGCAGCATTATTTGAATTCGTGTTATAATACATTGCCCTATCTAAGAATTTACGACATATTTCCTCACTTAATGCCCGTCGCAAATTTAAACCCTCCCTCGTTTTTATCCAACAATGACATTCTTTATCATATTTATACCATGTATCCTTATTAACAGCTTTATATTCGCCTTTATATATAACCTGAATTAATTTTGCAACATCATAATGTGCGCCTTCTGAACCAATAGCAATATCAATTAAAGGAATTACCGAATTATCAATAATTTCTTTATATCGCTGTGGATTATCACTTTTAGCCCACCATCTTAATGTTCCCATTCCTAAATGGTCTTTTCGCATTCTATCCCATAAATTTTGACATTGTCCTTCTACATAATTACTTCCAATTTTTGAGAATTCAATCCATTGTGCTAATAATCTATAATCAATATTTCGTAATACCCAACCTAAATTTATCCAATCTGTATATCTTTCTGCGCGAGTTGATGATAAACATTCAGTTATTAATTCTCGTGCTAAAATATAGTCATCATCATTTGTATGATTTTTAATTAAATTAATTTCTTTTTTTAATAGAATATTACTTTCCAATTTTTCTTTCAATTTTTTATCAATAGCAGGTAAAATATGTCTTACATATTCCTCAACTTCTCCAATAAAATTTTCATTAATTTTTGTTTTTTCTCTTGTGATATATCTCATAGAAAATAATCTAATATATGATATTTCATCAGTAGCATTTGGTTTATAATCAATATCTTTAATTTCATCATCTTTATAATTATAAATCTTTGTTACTCTGTAAGCTTCCGAATCAGGTTTTTTACTCCCATACATTTGCCAACAATTAGCATTAATAATTGCCTTGTCAATTACATCCTCGTATTCATTACATAAATATAAATCAGTGAAAATTTCCGATGCAATATCTAAAATCTTCTTTCTAATAAAATGTTGCGTATTATTATCAATTATAATATAAGGAAAAATTATATGTAAGCCATCTTTAATTTTATTTCTAAATTCAGTTGGATATGGTTTTTCCATAACATATCCAACATTATCACTTTCACTAACATCCAAATAAGTATTTATTATCTTAAAATAATTATTCATAATTTTTGTTATGTGATTATCAGTATATATACGTTGCAAATAAGTTTCTCCACTTTCATTAATTAACATTGAAAAACGAAAATCTAAATCAATACGCAATGGACTTGGTTCAATTGGCTTTTCAGTATAATGTAATATTGAACCACTCGTAATTGCTAATGAATATATATCCAGAAATTCGTCATATTCATCATTGCCAATAAAGAGGGATATTTTAGGATTGCCTATACTTGTATTTGTGTATGGTTTGCCTTTTTCAACTTTATGTTTTAAAATGAAACTTTTAAATTTTTCTTGTGCCATATATATTATTATTTATTTATATTTTTAAATTATAAATATTCAATCATCATTTTTTTATTATACTTATTATTTAGAACTTCATGTCATTTTGTAGTCCAACAGCTGAGAATAAAAAGTTTTGTTATAGTTTTGACTCATTATTAAAAGTTGCATTAGCATGGAACTATTTAAAACCAAATGATAAGATTATTATTATAAAAAATAATGATAGTCTAAAATTATATGATAAAATTAAAGAAAAATTATGTAAATTTACTAAAACTAATGATGATAATTATTGGGCATGGATTGATATTATTAAAATGCTAAATAATAATAAAAATCCTAAAATTACAAGTGTTATGAAAAGTATTGAAAAAAAAGAATTAAGACCTGCACAACCGATTGAATGGATTACAAATAAAACTGAATGGTTATCCAATTTTGATATTGATAATGTATTAACTCAATATGAAGCCAATAAAGAATTATTTTATAAATTTCATGGCGTTTTTACTATCGATTTTAGATTAAAAACTTCTACAGGTGTTTGCAAATATTATGATAATTGTGATATTAATATGAAAAATATTATTAATTCTAATAATAAATATTTTGGTTTTGTTACTAATTTATGTAAATATGATGAACCTGGAACACATTGGACTTCTAGTTTCTTTGTATTAGACCCTTCTCTTAATTCATATGGTGCATATTATTATGATAGTGTTAAACGACCTATACCAAAAATGCTTAAACCCGTTTTTATTGATATACAAAAACAAATGAATTCTATATATCCTCATAAAAAATTTAATATTCATACAAGTAATATTGCACATCAACATAGTAATACAGAATGTGGAGTTTTTTCTATAGCATTTCAAACACGATGGTTATCTTTATTAACTATTGATGCAAAGAAAGCTTCTTTTAAAACTGTTATCGAATTTAATAAAATGAATGATGATGTTATGAAATTATTAAGATTTAGATTTTTTAGACCTAATTCTAATACAATACTTAAAAAATAATTTTATATTAATAATCATAATCTTATTTTGAAATCATGAATAATGAAAAAAAATTATATGATATTTGTCTAAAAATGATTAAAGATAAACATCAACTTAATGAATATTCTATTGATAAATTTAATACATTCTATTTTCAAGTATTTAATAATTCATCTGATACTGATAATATTAATGATTTAAATAAAGCAGTTCTTAAAAAAATTAATGAAGATATCATTTATAATTCCTCAAAAAATGATACCGTTCAAACAAAAATAATCGAATTACAAAATATTAGAGCTAATATGAATAATCCTAATAATCCTAATAATCCTAATAATCCTAATAATCCTAATAATACTAATAATACTAATAATACTAATAATCCTAATAATCCTAATAATACTAATAATACTAATAATCCTAATAATATTTATAATGATTTTAATGATATTAATGATATTAATGATTTGAAGATATCATCAACAACTAATATAAAATATATTAAAGTTGATAATTTATCAAATAATAATGGACGTTCGTTTATTATCAATACTATTAAAAATAATTTTAATATTACTAATAAATTTACAAATTATAAAATATATCCATCTTATTTATGCATCCCATCAATTATTAAAAAATATACTCCTTATATAATTATTGGTATAATGGATGACCATTCAAATATAACTTATACATTTATTCTTGATAAAATAGGTTCTACATGGGATATATGGAAACCTGTCAATGATAATTATATGAATACTAATATTAATTCTTCACAATGGAATATGTCATTATATGATTATACAAATAATTATCTTGATTTAAAACAATATTATGTAAATACACTTGAAATTTTAGAAATAAATAATTCATATAAACTTAAAGTTTCAAATCCTAATCTATTTGAAATCAATGATAATATTAAAATTATTTTTAATAATAATATTAATGTTGATAATACTATTATAAATAAAGATAATGAAAATAATATTTTTATTTATATTAATAATATTAAAATTGACCAATTTATTAATAGTAAAATATATAATATGAAATATCAATTATCAATTATTTTTAAAATTTTTCCAATCTAAATTATAAATATTAATATACAAATAAATATATATATTATCATTGTTAATATATCTAATTTATATTTTAATTTCATTTTTTCACGATCTCCCAATTCTGTTGGAGGTTTTTCATCAGCTAATATATTAATAATTAATAAATATATTAAATATATGAAACTACCCATTAATATTATATGCATCCATATATTTGTAGTATTTACATGCAAATTCATATAATTTACTAAAATTCGCATTTTAAATGTATCAAAATTTATTATAATTAATATTAATGCAAATAATGCACAATATGATATGAAATAATAAAATAGCGATTTATTAATATCTGTAATCATATTACTATCAATTAATTTATAACATAATAATAATGCTCCAAAACGAATACAATATATTAATACAATAAATATTAATTTATCATTTAATGTTATAGCTAATTCTTCCTCAGGATCTAAATTATTATTTTTAACCTTATTATAAAATAAATTCTTTGTTATTTGTTCCGGTATTTTCTTATCATTTATATCTTTGTCATATGTTTCCAATAATCTATCAAAAATATTGTAACCATCTTTATCTATAAAATTTACTGTAGCCAATTTTTTCTCAACATTTTTATCAACTATTCTATTTGATTTTAATTTTTTAATATTTTTCATAATATCATTCATTCCTTGTGATTTAGTTTTTTTTAACTTGTTAATTTCTTCTTTTAATGTATCAAGTGAAGTTTCGCCTCCTTTCATTATTTTATTAGGCATTTTTTTAATTTTACCTCCTTTTCTAGGTTTATTTGTCTCTATTATTTTGTCTAATGTATCAGTCAATTCTTTTATTCTTGAAGTAATTTCGTCTATATTAGAAGAAATTAATTTATAGAATTCTGTATATTTTTTAAATGGTAATAATAGTTCATCACTTATAACATCGTTTTCATCATTATTTTTAATGAATTTATTATATATATCTTTTATATTTGGATAAGTATGAAATTCTGCTGTATTTTTAATTTTATCTATAATAAGTTTAAATGTATTATTATATAAAGAAAGTAATTCTTTTTGTTTAGCATCAACATCAAGTTGCAGTTTATTTATTTTAACTTTAAATCGTTCCAGCTCTTTCATTTCACCTTCAAATAATGCCTTATATTTTAAACTTTCACCTAAATGTTTAAAATCAGTATAGTGCTTTGAACAATACTCTATTATTTGACCTATTAAATCACTAAATTTATTTGACATATAAAAATCATAAGTACTTATATCAACAGGAACTTCATATCCACTAACTGCTTTATTTTCAATAGTTTCTACATATTCTCTATATGTTTTCTCTATATCAGGTAAACTATCAATTATTGCATTTATTTGGTCATATTCTTTACTTGACGCATTTATTACTACGTCGGGTAATACATCATTTATAAAATCACTGGTATTTTTATAAACGGGTAATTCATCTTTCGTTCCTTCTTTTGTTCCTTCTTTTGCTTCATCAGTACCAATACCACCATACATTAAAGTCTTTTCACTTATTATTATATTTTTACATAATAAATCTTGAATATTATATTGTAATTTATTGTCATTCTCATAAAATTTATATAAATATGGAATAACTAATTCCATATTATCATTAATATAATTTAAAAAATTTATTGATTTTAATATTTCAAATATATTTATATTTCTATCTTCCGGATTTATAAATTTTGTTATTTCTATTAAATCAATATTAAATTCTGATAATTCATTTATTAATATTCTCTGAATATCTATTTTATTTATTCTCTTATTCATAATAAATATTAACTGATAAGTTAAATCATTTAATCTTTTATTATTTTTTGTTATAAAATAATGTTTTACCAATTTTGCATAAATATCCATAGAAATCTCATCATCATCCTTATATATATATGATGCTAATAATAATATATTATATATTATATTTTTAGTTTCTTTTGTTTCCTTAAGTCCTTTTAAATCCCTTAAATCATAATGAGTATTTAATGTATATAAATCCATAATTGGCATTGTTTTATAATTTTTAAATATTTCATCACCACCAAAAATATTTAAATAATCAAAAATTTCACAATTTAATATAAAATTACATTCCGTTGATATTTTTTTAATATCAGAAATATATAAATATCTTTCTGATAATTGTTTTATTAATAAAGACCGGTCCTTCATTAATTTAGAACATTTTTTTTCTTGACATGATGACATTTCAATTTTAAATGGCATTTTTAAATTGGAAAAGTTATATAAATTAAATGTAGGTAAATTATTTAAATTATATGTTGTTGAATTAATCTTTATTGTATTATTCAATTTATTTAAAATATTTAAATAAATAAATGTTAAAAATGAGTCATAACCTTTTATTATATTATCCTCATTTTTTGAATATTTATATATAAATAATAATAAATATTCTGTATCTTTAGTTTTTTCTGGATGTCTTAATGTTTCTGGTATTTTCAAATATTTTTTAAAAAATATTAATAGTTTTTGTATAATATCTACGTTTTTTAATAACTTATCTATTTTTAGATAAATATCCCTATAATTTTCTTTTGTTTTTATTTTTCCAATAGTTATTATAATATCTTTATTTGGTAATTTTAATAATGATTTATAATTATCATAAATATAATTTAAAAATATATAATATATAATTTCATCCTCATTATAATAATATGATAATAATATA